GCCGGTATAAAAGCTATCGAGAGAGACGATGCGATATATAGGGCGGTAGGACTATCACCTACGCCCTTGCTGCAATCTCCGACATTGCTCAGAATACTGGAAAGAGATTATAACGTTACGTGTGGAGAATGGAGAAACCTTACACGAACAACGGCAGATGAAGCACAGAAGTTGTTTTTGAAAGAGGTCGACACAGCTTACCGCATGGCATCAAGCGGTGCTGTATCATACACACAGGCTGTTAGAGATGCTGTTGACAGGATTGTAAAGCAAGGTGTCAAGGTTTCGTATCCGTCCGGTAGAGAAATGAGCATTGAATCAGCCACAATGATGACTGTCCGCACAGGGATAAGCCAGTGTGCCGGAGCAATCGCACTAAAGCGAATGGAAGAATTGGAATGGGATACCATCTTAGTATCTGCACATGTGGGCGCACGAATTGGTGATGGCGGTAACAATCCAACGAACCACTTTTGGTGGCAAGGCAAATTCTATTCACGGACAGGCAAAGACAAGAGGTTCCCGGACTTCCGAACATCAACAGGCTACGGAACGGTGACAGGGTTGTGTGGCGTGAACTGCCGACACTCTTTCGGATCAGGTGACGGTGAAAACAATCCGTATGCAGATATAAATCTGTCGAGTGAAGAAAATATCAAAGCGGAAGAGCGTGCGAAAAAGCAACGGCTTATGGAAAGACGCATTCGCAACAGCAAGAGAGAGATTCAGAATTTGCAGACTGCTATAGATGCAAGCGGAGATGATAAGCTTAAATTCGAATTGCAACAGGCATATGACCGCAAGTCAGCGGTACTCAGACGGCAGAATAAGAAATACCGTGAGTTCTGCAAAGACAATGGTCTTAAAGAATATTCGGAACGGCTACGTGTAGCACAGTGGGATAGGTCGCAAGCTGTGAGATCAGCAAAAGCAGCACAGAGATATCTTAATACGAAAGGTGATGTAAAATGAGTGGATTGACAAGAATGGCAAAAATGTGCAGAGAGTGTCCGTTTAAAGACAAGTGCAAGAATAAGCGGCTGGAGAAAGAAGCGTATCTTGCTCCTGTTGTCTCACCGATTATTGAAAATATGGCATCACCTGTATTAAAGGCTCATGATTACAGAAATGTAAAGGTTGCAGAAAACACTACAGTCACTATTGATACAGAGGAACTGAAAGAGAAAATGCGAAAAGAGATATACAGCCAAGCCGGAATCGGATTGAATTATGGAGCGTAACACATGGAACTAATAACACAGATACTTGCTATATGCGGTGCTATATCGGTTGTCGGTGGTGCTGTTGCGGTACTTTCCGGGTGGTACAAATCATGGAAAGCACCAAAAGAAAAACAGGACAACCGTATAGAACAGATTGAAAAGCGAATAACGAACATTGAAACATCTATCACAGGGATTAATCAGAAACTTGATAACGATTATAAGAACATAAGGAATACGAGGGATGATATGAATCTATTAATGAGAAGTATGTTTAATTTGATCGAAAACAAAATCACAGGGAATAACATTGATGGTTTAAAAAAAACTCGGGAAGAGCTTGTAAATGCTATGACGGACAAGAAACCAAAGGAATTATGAAAATATACTCTTTTACACGACCAGAACTTGACTATTTTGAATTAGAATGCAACTTTACATCGGATGAATTGAAACTGTTTCGGCTCCGTGCTAAAGCTATGCCTTTAGAGGACTGTGCGGAAGAAATGAATGTGAGTGTGTCTACGGTCAAAAGATTGAGTAGAAGAGTAAATGATAAGATCGAAAGGGTGGTATAGGTATGAACTTCGGAGAAGCCATAAAATGCATGAAAAATGGAAAGAAAGTTACACGCAATGTATGGAAAGAAAACTTTTTTAATGGGAGAAAACAGTTTATTTTTATTGGAAAAAACAAAGGTTTAACAACGAATACGTTTCTTGCAATTCTACCAGAAGAAGAATGCTTTTCGGACTGCATTATGAGTTACACACGAAAAGGAAGCTTTCAGCCAAACTGGACACCAACACAAGAAGATATGCTTGCGGAAGATTGGGAAATGTATCCGGCAGAGGAAACGGTAGTCGATGAAACGCCGAACATTACGGCAGATGAAATGATTGATCTCAAAAACCGTATTGGGTGGAATATTAAATTTTATTCTACAGGGGAAACAATTATTTCTGAGCACATGGACTATCAGAAGTTCTTAACCGGGGCAGAAAGTACATATACACTGTCGTTTGCTGTCCCTAAAAAAAGTCTTGATGGTTTGTCAATGACAAATAAATGCCAAAATGTTATTGTTTCTGGACTTTTATTCAAAGTATATGCTTCTAGGAATATTGCTGACGATAGCCTTTGGCTCGTGACGGAAAGTGCCTTATCTGAAAAAGAATTTCACACAATTATAAGATTGGAGAGGTGATTGTATGATACCTAAGATTTTTAAAATAAGCGGATACCTCATAGACCCGACAGGAAGACTTGAACCACACCACATTAAGGCGAAAATGCTTTACGGCTGTGGGTTTCCGCTTGTAGGACAGCACATTCATGTACGGAAAGCAGAGATTAAGAAGTTGGATGAAAAGCATCCGATCATGAAAGAGAACTGTGATTTGGCAGAATGTGAAAAGTATTTCAACAATGAACCGCCGACAGTGAGCAATAGAAAAGTTGAACCCGGACAGGTGTACAGGCACTTTAAGGGCAAGACAGTGAAAGTCCTGTATATTGCACAGGATAGCGAAATGCCAGGGCAGTTCAAGGTAGTTTACGAATGTTCTGGTGGCGTGTGGTGCAGACCTTACGGAATGTTCGTAAGCAAAGTAGACAGGAAGAAATACCCGGATGTAAAGCAGAAGTATAGATTTGAGTTAGTGGAGGAATAAATGCAAAAAGTAAATATTCTTGGAACGGAATACGAAATAATTAGAGAATCGTTTGAAGAAGAAACGATTGATGGCTTTTGCGACTACACAGCGCATATAATAAAAGTCAGAAATAATAATGTAAACGAAGTTGGTGATTTTGAAAAACTTATGAAAAAGCAATTAAGGCATGAAATCATACATGCTTTTCTTGCTGAAAGCGGATTACAGGCAAACTTTGAACATTATAAACAGTTCGGACATGAAGAAACAATCGTTGACTGGTTTGCTATTCAGTTTCCTAAAATTATGAAAACATTTGAAGAAATAGGAGCATTGTAAGAAAAGGAGAATGTTATAATGAAAGCAATGTTAAGTCAGCCAATGGCTGGAAAGACAGATCAAGAAATTGTAGAAACAAGAGAAAAAGCAATTAAGGTTCTTGAGGGAAAAGGGTATGAGATTGTAAATACTCTTTTTACAGATGAATGGTACAGTAATGAATCTATGAAAGAACGTGGAGTAGTTCAGATTCCATTATGTTTTCTTGCTAAGTCCTTAGAGAATATGTCTCTGTGCCATGCAGCGTACTTCTGTAAAGGCTGGGAAAATGCAAGAGGATGCAAGATTGAGCATGATGCTGCGGTTGCTTATGGTTTGGATATTATTTATGAGGAGTAGAAAATTATGAAAGATTATATAGAAGTGAATGAAGCGAAATGCGATGAAGCACACAACTGTATGTGTACAAAAGAAGTTGATGGAAAGACATATTGCCGTGGATGCGGAAATGTTCAGCCAGAACAGGAGGATTAATTATGATTATCACAGGAATGAATCACTTTCAGAGCGTATGTAAAAAGAAACTTGTTGAATGGTACAACAAGAGCGACAAACCTCACAAGGGACCTAATGATGTTCAAACAATTGACTTAAGCAATGTATTTATTGTATGGAGTTGCAAAACTTTACAGAACTATAAATGCCTTGCTTCAACTGACATCAGTGGTGACGGAATCTATGCGGAGTACACATACAACGGGGATAAACAGGAGTTGTACGAAGATGTGTACGGAAAGATTACGAACACCCGTTATACAGAAGAATAAGTGATACTTTTTAGAGACTTTAACGAACTGTTAAGGTCTCTTTTTTATGCGTAAAATGAAAGCATAGAGAACAACAAATACTAATTTACAGGAGGTATGAGTATGAATCCATATATGCCATATACATCGTACATGCCACAGGATGCTTATATGCAAGACCAGATGGCATTACGACAACGGATAGACAACTTATCACAGGCTCAACAGCAATACAAGGCACAGCCACAGCCGAATGTGAACTGGATACAGGTAGCCGGAATTGACGGGGCAAGAAATCAGATTGTACAGCCGGGAACAACCACTTGGATGATGGATAACAACGCACCGTACTTCTACGTGAAATCTGTTGACGGTGTTGGAAGTGTTACGTTTAAGGCTTTTGAATTCCATGAGGTACAGGCGAACAACCCACAACCTGTAGCGGAAAACATGGACGCTAAGTACGTAACAAGAGAAGAATTCAACAAATTACTGGATACATTGAAACCTCAGCCGGAAGAACAGAAAGGGGAGCTGACGCATGAGTAATCCGTTAATGGGAATGATGGGCGGTATGCCGGGTGGCAACGGTCCATTCGGAATGATTCAAAAAATGATGGGGATGATGCAGAATACACAGAATCCCGGAGCAATGCTACAGAATATGGCGAAGAGCAACCCGAACATCAAAAAAGCTATGGATATGTGCCAAGGAAGAAACCCGAAAGATGTATTTATGGAGATGTGCCAGCAAAATGGCATGAATCCAAACGATATTATCAATAAAATAAAGTGATATCCGGACGGAGTGCACACGTCTTGATAAATAAAAGAAAAGGAGAACCAACATGAACGAGGGATTAAACACACTTAGTGCTGCCGATGTAGCAGCAGTCACAAGAAACAACGATGGAAACATGTGGGGTGACGGTGGATGGTTCTGGATCATCATTCTTGCTTTCCTGTTTTGCGGTAACGGATGGGGAAACAACAATGGAGCACAGAACGCTTTTATCTCTGACGAATTCGTGAAAAGAGATATCTTTAACACAAATCAGAATGTGTCCAACACAGCTTGCGAGACACAGAGAGACGTATTAGAGAACCGCTATACCACACAGCTCGGCTTGCAGAACTTACAGGCTCAGCAGGCTCAGTGTTGCTGCAACACACAGAAAGAGATCTTACAGAGTAGATATGATGCAGCATTACAGGCACAGAACATGCAGGCACAGATGGCACAGTGTTGCTGTGATATTAAAGAAAGCATCTTGGCAGATGGACAGGCTACACGCCAGTTAATCCAGGATAACACGATTCAGAACTTGAGAGATAAGCTTGCTGATCGTGACAGAGATTTGCAGACAGCATACTGGCAGATCTCACAGGTATCACAGACCAATAACATTATTGATGCAGTGAGACCGACACCAAAACCGGCTTATATGTCTTGCAGTCCATATTTTGCGTATAACGCATTTGGTAATGGTTGCTGTGCAAGTGGGAATGTGATGTAAGTGAACGATATATCACTACTTGACTTTCTGACGGTGTACGGAGTTGCTTTGCAGATAGCGAATTTTAACAGCGATCTATCACAGGCGAGCAATTCCGACATCGAAAAACACTTGCACGAACAAGACAGTAAGTATTTTTTGAAAATAATTGAAAACCAAAACAAAATCATAAGCATGTTGGAAGAATCCATATCTACGAAAAAGTAGTCTTGCGAACATCAAAGAGAGTAGGCATGCGCTTGCTCTCTTTTTTAAGAAAGGAGAAAAAATATGTTAAATTCTATTGCTAAAAACGCTCAGACAGTAGCAACAAATCAGAATGTATTATTTACAGAAACAAGAGTGAAAAGCCGTAGATGTGCTTGTAACACAGGGTGGCTTGCACATGACAACGGCAGTGGACTTTTTGAAATCACAAACCGTGGAAATCTGCCGATGGCGGTCGAAGTTGAGTTTAACGGAAACGTTACGGCATCTGCAATAGGAGCGGTAGCGTTATCTATCAAACAGAACGGAGAACCGATTTCCGGTACGGAAATGGACTATACAGTAGCAACGGCAAATGTGTATCAGAATGTCGGGGCAACTACATTGATTGCAGTTCCGGCCGGAAGTAGCGCCACTATATCGGTTGGCAACGTTGGCACAGTTGACACATTGGTTAAGGATGCGAATATCATCATTAAAAAGCTCTCATAGAAAAGGGGTGAGTTTCTATGATTGATTTTAAAAGCAACCTAGATGTCAAAACTCCGAAAGAAATCTTTGCCGAAATCAACGAACGGTTTATCGGAGCTGTTATGATGCACGGACAGTTTGCGGACTACTTCGATTTCCTTGGCTTAAAAGGCTTTAAGCGGATGCATGAGTACCAGCACATTGCGGAAAGCTTGGAACGTAGGAAAGTGTGCCGATATTTTATAAACCATCACAATCAGCTTATTGATGATGTATTTGATGGAAAAGTGAATGTTATCCCGGATGCGTGGCGAACGGCCAAACGGTTAAGCGTTGGGAAAAGCACGAAGCAGAAAGCCGTAGAAGATGGATTTGTCGAGTATCACAATTGGGAATCCGAAACAAAGGAAGTGTACGAACAGTACGCACACACGCTAAGAGAAAACGGCCATGTGGCTGATGCTATGTTCGTGGAATGTTTGGTAGAGGATGTAAGCGAAGAATTAAAAACTGTAGAATGTATGATTAACGACCTCATATCTACCGGATACGACATGGTATACATCACAGAAATTCAATCGGAGATTCACGACAAATACAAAAAGAAAATGAAAGGAATCGAGGTGTAATAAATGAGCGAGATCAAAAAGATTTTGGAAGAACAGCTTGAACGTGAGAAAGCATCTGCAAAGAAAGACTTAAATATGTCTAACTTACAGGCAATGTACATGATTACATCTACATTGTGTAATATGAAATCTTTGGAATGCGAAAGCGTACCGGGGATGATTGCGGATGCATCGGAAAACCTTATCAAGAAGTACAGTAACGGAAAGTACGACAAAAACATTGATTCACTATATGACCAGTACATTATTGCGAAAGAGATGTATCAACAGAACGGAGATCAGGCACATAAAGACAAACTGATGGAAAGCGTTGGAAGACTCATGGTAGAGGTATACGATATGCTTTCTTCTATGGTGATGGACTCAGATTTTGCTGACGAAAGAAAAGAAATTCAGAGACAAATTAAAAAGCTTGCAGAGATGTAAAAGGTTTTAAATAACACCTAATGACTCCTGATAAACTCTATCACGGGGGACAAGTTTATGCCCTCTACATTATACAATAAACATGGTGAATCACATAGGACATTTTCTTTTCTTGATACACCTCCTTTCAATAAAGCCTAATAGCGGAATGCTGATTAAAGGGCAGCCAAACGCCCGTTAGGCTTTCCCCTAAGGTTGCGGACTTAGGGAACCGTCATCTTATGTTACCTCCTAAAAATATAAAATGATAAATTTTTATTCCGCAAAGGATAGTGCACAGTATGGTGCATGGATTCATATCCGGCTATCCTTTTTCTGTATAGAGTTAGTTACGGAACAATATGCAGATTGACCGTCAAATAGCCGTAACAGTGGTTGGAACTGTATAGAGGGAACACTTACACCAACCACTAACGGGATATAGTTCAATGGTAGAACAAAAGTCACAATCATCTCTTTAAAAAAAGACTTATGTCCACGGTTCGATTCCGTGTATCCCGATTACCCCGGCAGAGGTTCATCTGTCTGAATCCCTACCGCAGACGAAGCGGTTAATAAGAGACGTTGAGGAGGATATGCAACATGAAAAATATTATTCAGATTATCAAAGATGCTGGTCTTGAAATTACAGACGAGCAGAAAAAGACGATCGAAGATGCAGTGAAAGAGAATTACAAAAGCGTATCGGACTATGAAAAGCAGACACGAAAAGTAGAAACTCTGACACAGGAACGTGACAACTTTAAAACACAGTATGAAACAGCGAAAGAGACTTTGGATGGATTTGATGGAAAAGACTTCGATGCAATCACAAGAGAACGTGATGAGTGGAAGACGAAAGCTGAGAATGCAGAAAAAGAATGGAAAGACAAGCTTGATGCCAGTGAAAAAGAGTACAACCAGAAGATTGAAGAAAGAGACTTCAATGATGTTCTGACAAAGGCTCTTGCGGGCGAGAAATTCAGTTCTGATTTTGCCAAGACAGGCATTATCAACATGATTAAGGATAAAGGCCTGAAACGTGAGGGAGAAAAGATTCTTGGTCTTGATGATTACATGAAAGAACTGAAAGAATCTCAGAAAGACGCTTTCGTTACTGATGGTAAGACACCGCCAGTATTCACTACACCTACAGAAAAAGGTGGAAGTGAACAGAAAGCAGAACCGTTTGTTCCTGGAACTGTTTGGTAAAACCATACTGTGAACCGACTATCAATAGGAGATAGCCGTTGACCTTAAAGAATTAAAGGAGAACAAAAATGGCAGAAACAACAAGAATTACATCGTTAAACATGTTACTTGACCCAACCGGAAAAATGCTTCTTGCAGAAGAGTACGGAAAGGTCATTGAAAACGTCCAGAAGAACACTATTTCTGGAAAAATGAAGAATACCGAACTTTCCGGTGATCCATCAGCCGGAACCGTAGAAGCGAAAAGATTCGCAAATGCGACATCTAAGAATTACGGAACTGCCAGAGGTGCAGCTAAAGGTGATGGAGTAAAAGGAAAGCCGGTTACGATTCCGATTAACGTTGATAAGGAAATCGTAGAAGAGGTTGAACAGAAAGACGTATCTCTTCTCGGAGTAGAGGGACTTATCGCAAAAAGAACAGCGAACCATGCACTTAGAATGATCGCAGAACTCGACACTGAGTTCTTCAAAGTTGCCGGAACAGATGCGACAGAAGTTGATTTGACAGGTATCACAGCTATTGAGGAACAGGCTGAAACCATGATTCAGCAGTGCGAAACTACCAAGAATGAATATGTGGACGGAGTACCACGTTCTATGATGAACATGATCTGCACACCGAAATTCTACGGAAAAATCCGCACATATCTGGACAAAGTTACAGTTCCAGGTGTTGGCGTGGCTGACGAAGAGTTCTACGCTTATCATGGCGTAAAAACATTCTCATGCGTGCACATGCCGACAGACGTTGACGTGATCGTGATGGTGGATGGAGCTATCGCACAGCCTGTTAAATCCACACCATACAATACTGAGAAGATTCCTCTTTCAGAAGCATATGGCATCGAACTCTTTTACCATTACGGAACAAAATCTGTAATGCCTGACCTTATCTTCAAGAATAAGAAAGGTGAGTAAGCATGAGACAGTTTGAAGACTTGGAAACAGGAAGAATCTTATCGACTGAGCATGAAACGAGTGCTCAGTTGATGAAGAACAATCCACAAAAATATAAAGAAATTTCAGTTGGAAAAACTAAAGCCAGATCAAATTCTAGTAAACAGGAAAATTAGGTGAAACACTATGGCGTACACAGATTATAAGTTTTATACAAAAAAATTTTTTGGAAAAACAATTCCAGAAAGCGAATTTCGTGAATATGCTGAACGTGCTAGTGACTGCATAGACAACTACACGATGGATCGTCTTGTCGATGGACTTCCAGAAAATGAGCGAGCAGAAACAAAAGTTCAAAAAGCGGTATGTGCAGTAGCTGATGAAATGTATAAGATAGAGCAAGCTAAAAAAGCTTCTATGGATGCCATAGGAACCATACAGAGAGAAGATGGGACGGTCGTAAATAAGACCGTCTCTTCTGTTTCTTCTGGAAATGAAAGCATATCTTACGCTAATGGGAACAGCCAGAGCAATCGGTATACCGTAGCAGCTACCAATGTGCAAGAAGAGAAAAAACTACTTCTTGAAGCAGCAGTCAGCTATCTTTTTAACGTTACCGATGATAACGGAGTGTACTTGCTATATAGAGGAATTTGAACAATGGGAATTATTAAAAGATTATTTTGCAAACACAAAAAGAAAATCCATGCCGGAACGTATCTGGAAGATATCGGAAACGGGATAAAAGAAACAAGGCACATATGGAAGTGCGAAAAATGCGGTAAGAAGTTTTATTAACGAGAGGTGATACCAATGTATAGCAAAACTATAACTGTATTCAACAAATATGTGAATCAAAAGGATGAAATATTTTGGTATCCGACCGTAATTAAAGGTGTTCAACTTATTGTTGATAAATCCGCAAACATCGAAAAGACAGGACTTGATACGGCTGACACGGCAACGCTCCATGTTCTGTATCGCATGACATCCGATGAAAAAGTAGTAGCTGGCAAAAAGTATCTTGAGCCTAAAAAATGGGCGAAACAAATTAACGATACGCTTGGACATACCGTCACATTTGCAAGCGGTGACTTTTTCATTGAAGGCGAACATGACGAAAAGATGATAGCAGACGAAGACTATCAGAGCCGGAGAGACGGTGGTTTTTATGATTATATGAACAAAAATCACGACAATGTATTCTTAATCACCAATGTCGGAACGTACACACTTATCCCACATTTTGAGATAGGGGGAAAGTAAATGGCACGTAGCAGAATGTTCCATTTTCCGAACATCTCGATAGTTGAAGCTGACATCAAAGTGAATGTGAACCTTGACCGATTCGAAAAGCAATTCCAAGATGCTCAACTTTGGTTAGATGAACAGGTATGGACAGGCGCAAAAAAGTATATTCCACAAAGAGACGGGATGCTGATTGATACTACTAGTGTGCAGAATGAATCCTTGAAAGGTAGTGGAAAGGTTTATGCCGGATATGGTCCTTACGCAAGATTTTTGTACATGGGAAAAGTTATGGTAGACCCGGAAACAGGATCACCGTGGGCGAGACCGGGGGCGAAAAAGGTGGTAACAGACCGTGATATACAGTTCTCGAAAGAGCCAAACCCTTTTGCGACAGATCACTGGTACGATTCTGCCAAAGATGAATTTGGTGATACATGGGTAAAAGGAGTGAAGAAACGTGCAGGCGGTGGATAGTAAAAAAACAGTGAAATACGATGTTGACGGATACGACATTGTAACAAATGCACTTAAAGACTTATTGAATGAGTATCCGGGATTGGAAACCGGAGAAGTGTTTAAATTCTCCACTCTGAAAGAAGATGATGGAATAGCATTCTATCCGGTATCCGGTGCGGTGATTGCACAGGAGAAAAAATCGGTAACAGGCAAGGTGAATCAGCTTTGCAACTACCCATTCTATATCGTGTACAGGACATCCCGTGATTCTCCGAATATGAAAGCGGATATCAAGGAATTTCTTGATAGTGTAGGTAAATGGCTGGAACGACAAACAGTCGTGATTGATGGCGAAAAACAAAAGCTTTCATCTTACCCAACACTTACAGAAGAACGAAAAATAGAAGAGATTACAAGAATCACACCATCATATCTTGACAAGACTTACGAAAACAATGTGCAAGACTGGGTGATTAGTATGTCTCTTAAATACAGAAATGTATTCATAAGAACTAATTAACCGGACATCAATTGGAGATGTTCGCTGACCGTAAAAAGTTAACGGTAGAAAGGATTTTAATATGGGAAATCTTAGTAGAGAAGCACTCGCACATTATCTGGACTATAGCTTCAAACAGACAGCAGCAAGTGCTACGTGGGAAATCCTTGGTGATGACATCGACGATATGTCGGTTGATCTGAACCCGGATACAGAGACGAAGAAGAACATTCTTGGTCAGACAAAAACAACAGATAATGGATATGAACCGTCTATGGATGCAGATACATACTATGCAAACCCGGACAAAAAGCTGTATCCGAAGATTAGGGATATTGCAATGAAACGATTGAAAGGAGCGGACTGCAAAACACTTATGTTGGAAGTCCTTGTGGAAGATACAAGTGCAGATAACCACCTTGCATATGTCGAAGAGGTTATGGTAAAACCGCAGTCTTATGGTGGAGATACATCTGGCGTAAACATTCCGTTTAAAGTATCTTCTGACGGCAAGAGAACAGAGGGATATGTAAGTGCCGCTTCGCTTGCTTCTGGCAATCCAGAATTCACAGCCGGAACAATCCCACATAGTCTTTCTACAGGAAAAGAAGTACTGTAACGCTTTATTAACAGGAGGAATAATATGAGCAACAAGTTACCAAAAAAAAGAAACAACAATCAACTTTGTATCTCGGTTGATTCTGGAAAGATTGAAGTACCAATTATAGACAAACACACGCATGAAAAACTGGGGCAGTTGGTATTTGCACCAAATGACACAAACATCGTTGAAAGATATGAAGAGGTTGTATCTTTTTGGAAGAATTACAAGATGCCTGAAGAAGACAGCTTAGAAGCTGTAAAGAAAGCAGAAAAAGAAATTTCAGATCAGCTTTCGTATTTGATTAATGCGGATGCAGAAAAAGCTTTCTTTTCTATTCTTGGTCCTTTTTCTCCTATGGATGACGGGAAAATCTTTATGGAACAGGTGCTTGATGGTGTAGCACAGGTTATTGAGAAAACTCTGAATACCAACGTAACAAAGGTACAGCGCCGTGTAAATAAGTATGTGGCCAAGTACCATAACTAATGGATGTCTGGAAACTTCCGAAATCCGTTAACGTAAACGGCAAAGAATATCGAATACGCTCAGATTACAGAGCTGTGTTAGATATTCTTTGTGCTATTAATGATCCCGATATAGTAGCCGGAATGTCAGAGGAAGAAAAAAACTTGGAGATATACACAACGATTCTGGCTATATTCTACGAAGACTTTGATAATCTTCCAACGGAAGACTGGGAAGAAGCTTTAAAGACGGCGAAAGAGTTTATCGACTGCGGATTTAAGGAAGATAAGAAAAAACCGCAACTTATGGATTGGAAAAAAGATGCAAAGATTCTGATTCCGGCCATTAATAAAGTGGCACATGAGGATATTCGTGAGAAAGAGTACTTGCATTGGTGGACGTTCATGGGACTTTTCATGGAGATTGGAGAATCTTTGTTCAGCACAATAACTAACATCCGTGAAAAAGTCTCGAAAGGGAAGAAATTGGATAGTTGGGAAAAAGAATTCTATTCTAGTAACAAAGAACTTGTTGACCTTAAATCGACACCAGAGCGAAGCGAAGAAGAAAAAGAAGAATTAAGAAGAGTATTCGGGCTCGCAAATAATTAACCGGGTATTATACGGAGATACCCGCTGACCGCAAATATTTAGCGGTAGAAAGGACAATACATGACAGAAGATGGAAGTATTGTTATTAACACAAAAATCAGAACTGATGGTATAAAGGCGGGTGCACAAGAAATTGAAGCCGGATTGCGAAGAGCAGCAAACAGGGTGGATAATTTAGGGACGTCTGCAAAAAACGCCATCAACAAGCAGATAGATGCTTTTGCAAAACTGAATAACGAATACATCGCACAAGAGCAAAAGGTAGAATCGTTACGCCAAAAGGTAGAATCCTATGCAAATCAGCGCATCCCAACCGCAGAATACAAGAAAATACAGGACGAGATAGAAACGACTACGGCAAAAATGAATCAACTCATAAAGGCTCAAGAGTGGTTTGCTTCTAATGGTGGAGATATCAATTCTACTATATATAGAGATCAGCAACGTACTGTGGATGAGTGGTCAAATTCGATCGAAAACGCTAAAAATAAATTGGCTGATTTAGAAAAAAGTGGCAAAGCGTTTAAAGAAATTAAGAGTGCAGAAGTTCCGCAATCCGAAGTTGAAAAACTTGCTGCTGCGGAAAGAAGACTTGCTGACATGCAGAACCGATTAAACACATCGTATTCTGGCATTAAAAGCAAACTGGCAAGTTATGGTACTGGTTTGGTTTCCTTGAAAGAAAAACTTTTTGGAGTAAACAGTGCTAGTAGCAAAACTGCAAATTCCAATTCAAAACTGAGTAGGTCATTTAAAGACGCTAGTAAATCAGCCGGATCAGCAAGAATGAGTATCGGAAGAATGCTTACGATGTCTGTATTGTTTAGCAGTGTTTTTCGAATTCTTAGTGCTCTTACACAAGGAATAATAGGTGGATTCAATAATCTCGCTCAATATTCCAAAACCACAAACGCAAATATATCTACTTTGTGGGGGAGTCTTATCAGATTGCAAAATGCATTTGCTACAGCTTTCAGTCCGATTCTAACCGTTATCACACCGATACTGTCACGATTCATTGACCTTATCAGCACAGCCATAACCTATGTAGGAATGTTTTTCGGTTACCTTGCCGGGAATAAGACGTACACAAAGGCATTAGCAGTGCAAAAAGATTATGCTGCCAGTTTGGACAAGACCGCCAAGTCTACGAAGAAAGCCACAAAAGCAGCGAAAGACTACCTATCACCTCTTGATGAAATTAATCGGTACACAACAAATAAGGATACCGACACAACACCATCTGGATCCGGTGCAAACGGAACACCGATCAGCAAAATGTTTGAAGAAGTTCCAATAGATGCACCGCCGATTTTCGAAAAAATCAAGGATGTACTTGGGCAGATATTCCAACCATTTAAAGAAGCGTGGGAACGTGAGGGAAAGAACACGATTGATGCTGCTAAGTATGCATTATCGGAGCTTGGAGCACTGGCAAAGAGTGTCGGCAGTAGTATGTTGGAAGTCTGGACGAATGGTACAGGCACACAGATACTGTCTACCATGTTACAGATCGCACAGGGACTGCTTACAACGGTCGGGAATATCGCAAGGCAATTAGATATAGCTTGGAATAAAAACGCAGTAGGAACGGCCATTATACAGGCTATAGCAGATGCATTCCAAAAGGTACTTGATATCATCAATCGTCTTGTGTGGGATACGGCTCAGTGGGCGGGATCGTTGAACTTTTACCCGTTACTTAATTCGATTAAGAATCTGTTTGAATCTATGTCACCATTGATAGAAGCTATTGGAAGTTTCTTAGAAAGATTGTATACGAACATTATATTGCCGATGCTTACATGGCTGATAGAGAGCGGTCTTCCGGCACTTATTAATGTACTTGCTGGCTTGTTTAATTTTCTCGGTGAACATCAGTGGATTGTTGATGCCATTGGGACAGCATTAGTTACAGCGTTTGCTACCTCAAAGATAGTTCCTTTAATTGCAACTATATCAAGCGCAGTTCTTGGATTTGTTGGACATATAGGAACACTAATCAATATTCTAAAAGGCGGTGGTGGATTAATTGGCGTTATCGGTCAAGTAGTTTCTACGTTTGGCATTGTTCCTATTGCAATAGCAACAGCAATAGCAGCAATCATATTAATAGCTACTCACTGGGATCAACTTAAAGCTGTAATGTCAAAGCTTATAGACTGGATAAAAGGGGTATTTGCCACTGACTGGCACGCTCAATTCGGAGTATTGGGAGATGTAGTGGAAGTTTTTCTTAACAGCTTTAAAGGGATTTTTAACAGCATTAAACAGATATGCTCTGGGTTTGTCACATTTTTAAAAGGAGTATTTTCAGGGAATGTAAATATGGCACTAAAAGGAATACTAAACATACTCCGTGGAGCTGCTAACTTAATCTACTCAATTTTTAAAGCACCTGTAAATATGGTTATCGCTCTATTTAATGGATTGAATCAAGCGATTATTAACGCAATTAACGGTTTGGTAGACGGACTGAATCACATTAAGGTGCCAGATTGGGTTCCAGGTATCGGTGGTAAAGGAATTAATCTTTCCCATGCAAATTACACAAGAATTCCGTATCTTGCACAAGGGGCAGTTATTCCGGCCGGAAATCCGTTCTTGGCGGTTCTTGGTGACCAGACAAAGGGAAACAACTTGGAGATGCCGGAAAATCTGTTAAGAAAAATCGTAAGTGAAGAAAGCGGTAAAGGTACAGGAATGATAAAGCTTGTGGTAAATCTGGACAGCCGTACTGTACTTGAACAGCTTATTAATACAGCAAAAGAGATGCAGATGTCCAATGGACAGAATGTATTCGAACTCGGGAGGTAGGTAAATGGCACAGCAAGTGATTAAGATTAATGGTCGGACTATTCATCAGCCAGACACATTCAAATTCAGTTTTGCCACTACCTCTACAGAGGGAACAGAGCGATTAATGAGTGGCGTTATGTGCAATGAACCGATGTTCACGGTAGAATCTTACGCTTATGAGGGAAGTGACATAAGTATATCAGAAATGTCAAGTCTGCTACAGATGATTGTAAATCAGAGACAGGTGCAACTATATTATTTTTCCGTGTATTACGGAAGATGGAGAGAAGCACCGTTTTACGTCACACAAGGAAGTGTAGATATCGGAACATTAAAAGAGGGAGAAGAAAAGTACAAATCCCTTAGTTTTAACATAATCGGGGTGAATCCACTATGATACACATTAGCAATGCATATAAGAAAGCTATATACGGACGTAGTGACTGGTATCCATCTGCAAGGGTTACTTTCTTGGATGGCACAGTGTTAAATCTTGGCCGATCCGAATTTTTAATATCTGGCAACAACATTGTTGATGGAGCTGGTACACAAAGCTTGCCACTCGGTAATGTTGTGTCCAGAAAAATCACAGTAAAACTGTACAACGCAGATGACAGATATAGAGTTCATAGCTTTCTCGGTGCAAAGATAACATTGTATAAGTCAATTAGCACGGATATAGGTGATCTGACTATAAAAAGTGGCACTTATACCGTAATTGACCCGGAAAGCTATGGGGATACTGTAAGCTTTTCAGCTTATGACGATGCATACAAACTTGACAGAGATTATACCACACATTTAACGTATCCGCTCAGCTTAAAGGATATTCTGAAAGATTCTTGCAGAACGTGCGGTGTGCAGATGGATGTTACTTCGTTTTCTGATGATAACATCATGGTAAAGGAAAAACCTACAAATACCACTCACAGACAGGTGATCGGATGGATTGCAATGATTGCTGGCGGTAATGCGTGGATGAATGCAGATAACCATTTACAGATTTCACAGTATGATATGTCTCTTTTTGATAATATTGCGGACATTGACGGTGGATGGTTTGACGATCCGAGACAGAATTATGACGGTGGTCAGTTCGAAACAGACATGATATCAGAAAAGTATTCAACTTATGCGGATATGTCTGGCGGTACATTCTCAGAAGACATTAGCGAGTATTATTACGACGACTTGGATTGGAGTTCCGAAAAATATTCAAGCGGTTCGAATGTTGACGGTGGATGGTTTGATGATGGGTTGGAACTTCTTACAGATGATTCTTATGGAATTATGTACAGGTCCGTTGAAAGAAAACAAAAAAACGCATATCAGCTGATCGGGAAAAAAGATAATTTGTTCTTGCTTAAAAATGGGAATGTGCTTGGAGTACATTCCGTGGATGTGGAAGAAGCCAGCGGATACATTCTGACAGATGCTACAAATGTGTATACAAGTGGTGACATCATAGACGATGGTAGCTTCAAGTTAGTTGATAATTTCCATTTCTTAACTCAGTGGAAGACAGGGCTGACAACAGGAGTAGAGCCTATAGTTATCACAGGAATCCAAACTACAGAGAATGAAAAAACGTACACATATGGTTCTGAGGGATACATATTGAGTATAGAGAATTCACTAATCAAAGATAAGAGCTTACTGGTTAATACAGTCGGAGCAAAACTTACGGGCGTATCATTTATGAATTTTTCAGGCGAACATCTTTCTTATCCTCTTGCAGACTTTATGGATCTTGCCTATGTTGTCGACAGGAACGGAAAAGTAAACAAAACCATCTTGACTGATATTACTTTTAACTTTCTCGGTTTTACTTCGCTGAAATGTTCGGCCGAAAATGCAATCAGAAATAGCAGTAAGTACGTGACTTCTGAAACGAAAGCAGTACAAAAGGCTTCTGCAATGGCCGATAAAAAAATCAGCAAATACGATGAAGCTGTTCAATCCCTTACGGCATTAATGACACAAGGGATGGGATTTTTCAAGACGGAAAAGATACAGGATGATAAATCCATTGTATTTTATCTCCACAACAAAGAAAAACTGGAAGATTCGAACATTATCTGGAAAATGGTCGGGGATGCTTTTGCGGTATCTACAGACGGTGGAAAAACGTGGAATGCCGGACTTGATTCTAACGGAAACGCAGTAGTTAATGTACTTTCTGCCGTAGGTATTAACTGCGATTGGATACATTCTGGAACACTTACGCTTGGCGGTTATAACAACCAAAATGGTGTACTTTCGATGCAAGATTCGGCCGGAAATGAAATAGGGAGATGGAATAATCAAGGTGTGTATGCAAGAGGACATTATGTATCCGAAGATTCTAGTGGAAGAAAACTAGACATCCATAACGCAATGATAGATATGTATTCATCCGGAGGAGAATATGAAGGGCACGTTTCTTCGGCAAGCGGAGGAATAGAAGTAAGAGATGGATATAGAGATTATGTAAGAGTAAATGGTGGATATGCGCAACTTCATGGGGCCAATGGAACACAAATAGGTACAGATGGTACACTTCTTATTTCTGCAAAAAAAATAACCATTAACGGTGATACGGCAAAAACTGGAACGGCCGTATTCAGTGATGGAAGTTATTTGAAATTTAAAAATGGAAACTTGATTGGTGGAAGAACAGCAAGCGGTACGACATTTTAAGGAGATAGGTATATGACAAAAACAGAAAGTGCGGTTCAGTGGGCTATCAGAATAGCCAACGACAACAGGCATGGCTACAGCCAAGCAAACCGGTGGGGGAATCCAGACTATGATTGCTCATCACTCGTAATATCTGCATGGCAGCAAGCCGGAGTTCCAGTAAAATCAAATGGAGCTACTTATACGGGAAATATGTACAATGTTTTTCGTGCTTGCGGATTCACGGATGTAACGGCAAGCTGCAACAGAGCCACTGGTGCTGGAATGCAAAGAGGGGATGTACTGCTAAATGTTAGATATCACACTGCAATGTACATCGGTGGTGGGCAGATGGTGCAAGCATCATCTACAAGAGGACATCCACAAGCCGGGGATCAGACGGGAACAGAGATATGGGTGTGCAGATATTATAATTATTCGAGAGGATGGGATTACGTTTTACGGTATACAAAAGGCGGTTCTGCTGGCGGTGGAGGGACACCGACACAACCATCTGGTGTTTCTCTTGTAAGATGGATCCCTGGATAGAAAGGAGAAAATATGGCTATACAGATGCGTAGGGGACTACTTGCAGATTTTGACGCAAGTAAGATGCTCCCCGGTGAATTTGCGGTAACTATAGACGAAGTGGCCGAAAACCAAAAAGTATTTATCTGTTTTTCAGCCGGAACATTTAAGACGTTGGCTACAAGAGAAGATTTTGAGCAAGACTTGGCGAATATCCAACAGGCTATCGAAGACGCAAGAGAAGCGTCAAAGACAGCGAATGTAGCTATCGACAAGGCTAACCAAATCATAGCCGGAAAGGTCGGAATCGATGATACACAGTTGAGTGGATCTACAGTGTATTCTTCGGAAAAGACAGATCAGCTGTACGTTAAAAAAACAGAATACGACAAACTTGTTGAAAAAGTAAACTCTTTGGTAAGCGATTTATCGAATGCTCTAGTAAGTAGGTGATAGTATGGACCAGATATACATTGAAGCGTTGAACGAAGCGAAAACATTGTCAGATAGTGATTACTTGCTCATAGAAACAAGCACAGAAGATCTAAAGATTTCTATCGAGACTTTAAAACAACTGCTTTCCGTTGCTACAGCGGATAAATTAACAAATCCGTTTGAACTAACTCTTTCCGGCGATGCTACAGGGACAGCAACTATAGACGGCAGTGAATCTGTTGATATTGATGTGTCTCAAATCAAAGCATCTTCGCTAAAAAACGATATTAAAATCAATGGTACACCGTTTGATGGGCAGGACGGAATAGTAACTGATCAATGGGGGAAAGAAAGACAGATTACTATCGGTGGATGCAGTAGGAGCGTAAATGGCGAATCTGATATTGAATTTCCGGCAAACGAAGTCTTTTCAGGATCTGGACAGCCTTACGTCCCGACCGCTGGTGGAGCTATGACAGGAGACTTAAAAAGGAACATTAATGATGCTGATTATACTGTTTACAGTGCTACTACAGAAACGACAGAATCTGGAACGTCTGTAAATATTAAATTTGGAGATGTTAATGCAAATACAGTCATACTCGGATTAAACCAGCCAATTTGGAACAATGGCGTAAATGTAAAAAAACTGCTTACAGAGGACGATATTTACGAGTTAGAAAGACGTATTAGTGAATTAGAAAGTATGGCTACACAAACATTATCTATTAAGGAGGAAGATATAAATGGCTGATGAAAAAGTGCAGAAAATTTATGGGAAATATATAAAAGAACTTCCACAAGTTACAGAAGTAAATGATACAGATGATATCATCGTGGAAGATTCTACACCGATTACAAATCGAACAAAACTTGGTGTTATTTTCGATGCGATTAAAAGTAGAATCGCATCTACGTGGAAATTTTCAGAATTAGGGAATAAAACAATTCTGACGTATATTATGGAATTAAAAGCAAAAGCCCCAGTATTTGGCACGACGTCTCTTATCGAAACATCTGCAAATAATTACAAAGATACTACTGTAAAATTTGAAAAAACTTTTTCAAAGGCTCCGACTGTACTTGTATCTCTTTCCGGTGGATCGCAAAATACAAAATCGTTCGGAGTACAGGTTTTAAGTGCGACCACCAGTAGTTGCGTTATTCGTACTGTTAACGGAAACAATTCAAGTGTGTCTATTATTGTTAACTGGTGCGCATTAGCCTAAAAATGTGGGGAACATTGTAAGTCAAAAAATATGAGATGATTTCCTTATCAAACAGGAAAGGAGAAAAAATATGGCAACTATGAGCGAAGAAACCATTTGCGAAGTAGTCAAAAGCTGTGCCTACGGATACACTGTAGACGAATTGGCAGAACACTACGGCATGGAAAAAACAGATGCAGAAAAGTTTGTGAAAGATCATGCATCAGAGATTACAGAAACGAAAAAACACTTAAAACAGGAGGGATATATTGAATAGGATAGTCGATGTTTCTGAACATAACAGGAACATCGACTGGGCGAAAGTAAAAGCATCCGGCATTGTAGGTGCTATCATCAGATGCGGATATGGACAAGATCAGACAGGACAGGATGACAAAAAATGGCTGAGAAATGTATCTGAATGTGAACGTCTTGGCATCCCTTACGGTGTATATCTGTATTCTTACGCAAAGACTACAGGTGCAGTACGGGGAGAAATCAACCACGCATTAAGACTTCTGAAAGGACATTCTCCGGCATGGCCTGTATATTTCGACAGTGAACAGCCGGGAACACAGGGCGTTGCGAGAGCCAACGCAAAAGCATTTTGTGACGCAATGGTGGCACATGGATATAAAGCCGGAATCTATGCATCTACATCTTGGTATAAGAACTATATCGGTCAGACATGGGGATATTCTCTGTGGATTGCATCTTACGGCTCTAAGTCCGCCGGAGTAGACGGAATCGACATGTGGCAGTACACGTCAAGAGGTTCTATTCCAGGCATTCCAGGTTATGTGGATGTGAACTATGTGTATAAGAATCTTGGTGGTACTGCAAAGCCTGTGCAGAAACCGAATTCTACACAGACCACAACAGCAAAACCGGTAGATGAATCTTGGAAAGGTGACAAGAGATATTACCTGGAAAACACCCGTGTAGGGGCATGGCAGAAAGCTATGAACATAGGATTTGACACTAAAGTATTATCTGAGGATAACAAATTCGGTGTCGGCTCACAGGATTTTGCTAAAAAACATATCTTATGGTCGGGGCAGACGCACAACTGTATCACGGCTATTAGATGGCTTAGACGTACCCTCAGAGACGTATATGGCTTTACGAAGTTGTCTTATAATGAGGGATGGACAGACTACCTCGGGAAGTGCGTAGAAGTATTCCAGAGGAACAGAGGACTTACACCGGATAGAAAAGTAGGACTTATCACGACCTACTGGCTCTTATCCGGCATCGTGAAATAAAATTAAGAGCAAATATTCTTTACATACAATACCAAAAATCCCACTACTGTTTTCTCGCCAGTAGTGGGATTTTGAATTATTTATTAATTACATATTTTATATCTTTTGTTGACCAGAAATCCGGCGCAACATTAATTTCGAAACTCTTAAAATCTGTAGGTACTTGATATACGATGATACCATTCATTTTCTTTCCAGAAGCAACTGATCCGTCTAATTGCGTCTTTCCCTCTGCTTCTGGTGCTTGCTGTCCGAGAATGTCTTGATTCAACGAATAATCATCGCAATAAGCTTCAAAGTTCGCTGCAGAACTAATATTGATATCTTTGGATGAATTGTTCTCGATGTTAAATTCAAGTATCAAAAACTCTTTTCCATCATCCGGTTTCACATATTCACTTCCGGCTGATTCTGTAGAACTTACTAATGTTACATTAACGTCTTTAAGAGATACTGTTTCACCGACCTGAAATTCTTTTTTCTCATCCACTGTTCCCGATTGAGAACTTTCATCGTTTTTACCAGAAGAAGAGCTTACTTTTTTGGGTTCACTTTTGTCTCCTCCTGCCAACGATCCTATAGCTCCAATTACTACGAATACTCCGAACACTATAAGTATAGTTTTGAGACATCCACCTTTTTTCTTTTTCACTTTAATTCCTCCCTCATTATATAGTATGCTATGATTATATTCTATTAAGTATTTTTCTTTTCTTTTCTTCGAATTCTTGCTTATTAATTGCTCCACAGTCAAGAAGTTCTTTCAATGTTTTTAGCTGATTTAGATCATTTACAATTTCTGCGGTAGATTCTGGTTTTTCACTTATCTTTTTGTTTAGAAAATCCATAAATTCTTTATATCTTTTTTTGTAATCTTTTCCTACAACCGAAAGAAGTAAAGAATTTGGATCATTTTTAACCGTCTTCTTCCATCCTTTGTCCATCCATTTTATTTGCTTGGCCTGTTCTCCCGGAATTATAAATTGTATATATCCAGGCCCCCACCAAACACTTGGCTCCTTGCATGTTATACCACTAATGTTTTGATAATAGAATTTTCTCCCTTGTTTTCGAGAATCTGTTACATACATAGGAATAATCTCTACATATTCATCACAAGCAACAAGTTTCCCGAAAAAGCTATCTAATTCCAAGACCTTTTTATTCTGCATATAAGTACCTCCGCATACATAGTATGCTATCTTCTTAATACCGCAATCACAACTCCAAACCTTACCCATTGTTCCATGTCTTCAAAACTATTCGGATCAACTTCTATGACATCACCGAAGCCGTTGATCGGGACTAACTTTGTCTTACTTCTCTGTACATACCGCCTTATATACGCACGTCCTGTTTCTTTGTGTATAACAATCACGGTATCACCGTTTCTTGGTACTCTTTTGGATATGCAAATGATATCACCCTTTACATATACAGGAAGCAAGTGGTTGCTCGTTATCTTTATACCACAATGTAACGTCTCACCGTACTTTTTTATGTATTCCGGGCAGTATATCCGTTCTTCGTGTGAGGAATCCAATATCATACCGTCAGCCATCTCACCAGTGGGGCATAGAACATCCAACATGTTTTCTGGATCCGTTTCCAGCACTTTCATAGAGAGTTCATAGTCCATCTTACCAAGAATATACGCACGTTGCCTGTCGGTCAATTGCCTGTACTTTCCCAATACCTCGTATTCCTTAGAAGAACACCCTAAGAGATCAGGGATAGGTTTGTGCGTTAGTTCCGACAACCTTAGTGCTAAGAAAACGTCAAGATTATTAGTCTTCCGTGAAATGATGTTTTTGTATGTGGACACAGACACACCCAGCATCTTAGAAAAGAGAACTTGCGTAAAATCAAGGCTTTTCCGCTCTTCTTCGATGTTATGTGCAAAGTTATTCAACATTTCCTCTTTTGTTAACATTATGTCACATCCTGTCGAAAAGGCTAATATCTTGGCTATTTTTCATTCTTTTTAATAAGAAAAATACGATATTTTAGCCAACATCTTGACTATAGTTTCGAGTTATAATCTATATAAATATTACATGTATAATTATAAAATAAAAATGGCACTTGTCAAGCCATTGATAGGAGGTAATCTAATGGGAAAGGACGAAATGAACAGCAAGAGCAGCAAAACATGGACTGATACTTATGAAAACGAAATCAAGCGGATGATAAAAGGCATCCGTGACCCTCGCTTAATGCGGTACATCTATCTTATTGTAAAAGATGCTATCAGCGAAAACATTGACAGATAACAAACATATGTTCTATAATGTAGGTAATCGCTACTGGAATGACGTGTCGGGATATTGGAGGGATTTATGTGGATGAAAAGAAACAGCAAGAATATTACAAAACTCGGATTCTTGAAGCAGTAACCGCAATGACAAGCGAAAAATATTTAAAACTGGTATTTTATTTTGTCAAAGCGTGCTATAGAGAAGAAAAGGAAAAGGAGACTTAATGTCCCCTTTTCCTTTTTAGTTGCCAGAAACGAAAGTGTTGAAAAACTCGCAAAAAACTTTTTTTCTGTCTGTGCTCATGTGATAATAATCAATTATAATTTTCTGAAACTGTTCATCGTCTGCGCCTAATTTTGCTACAATCTCAAGAAATTCTTCTGATGGTTCCTTGAATGATTTATCGTCAATCAAGTCGGATTTTAAAATCTTAAAGTAATCAGCTATTGCCTGTACCTTTCCCATCTTCGGCATTATCTTGCCAGTGCACCAAGTATTAAAAGTTGTTTGGGGGAATCCTAACGCTTCAGCAACTTCCTTTTGTTGCTTTCCACTATTGGAAATGTAGTAGTTTAGGTTCTTTGCGAAGATTTTTCTCTGTTCCTCCTCGGTCATGTTAACACCTCCTCTCTACGTTTATTATAGTATCACAGAATCCTAAAAAATTCAACAAGAATCCTAAAAAATTAAATTATTATATTGACAATACGAAAAAATAGGATTATAATACAGGCATAAGATAAAGAAAGGAGGAACCTAAATGGTAGAGACTTACAAAGTTCCGAGGATTTCCATAGCAGCATGTAGAGTTAATGCGAAGCTGAAACAAAGAGAATTTGCTGAGAAAGTGGGCGTTTCTCCGGCAACTGTAACTAATTGGGAGTTAGGTAAAACAGAGCCAGATTTAAGTCAGTTAAGAATCATCAGTGAACTTTCTGGTATTCCTATGGACTTTATTTTTGTGGATAGAGAATCCTAAAATATAGGATTTAAAAAACGTTAGGAGGTAAAAAGTGAATCAAAGAGTTTATGTGATGGAGTGTGACGGCTTTGTAAAGATAGGCGTTTCTGGAAATGTGGAACGTAGAGCAAAACAGATACCGTACAAGGTTAGAAGAATCTATGCAAGTGAATTTTTGAGCAATCCATTTGACATAGAAAGAGAAATGCACAGACATTACTGCAATCACAGAAAACACACTCCAAATGGAAGAGAATACTTTGAAATTCCATTTGATGAAGCCTGTAAAAAGTTGAATGAACTTCTAAGCGTTGAGCAAAAAGAAAGCCGGCCATGCACATTCAAAGGATTTGATGATGTTCTGATTGAACAGCATCCAGAGATTAAAAGAATTGGTTTGGATGCTTACATAGTGGAACGGGTGATAAAAGGTTTTTCCTCCTTGTCAGACTTTGATAAAGGATATTTCCTTGCAAAAGTAGAATCAACAAGGAGGTGATAGCAAAAATGAAAAATAAAATTATTGAATTATCAGTAATGGCGGTATTCTTTATCGTTATTTCAAGGAAATTTGACGATGTAGATAAAAAGCTTATGCAGATTAAAGAAAGTTACAACATTACCGGGAAAAAGCTTACTTATTAAGTTCAATAATTTCTTTTACTAAATACTCAACAAGAATCGGGATTGATTCGTTTATTGCTCTTGACATTGCAATATCAGCACCGTATTTATCCAGATATTTTTCGTAGCAATCAGAATAAGATTTCTTGTAAAGCCCGATTGCCGAATCTGATATCATCTGTGCCAGTTTTTTAGAATCGATTTCCATTATAAGAGCACCTCCTTGGTATTGATACAAGGAGTATAGCACAGAAAGGAAGTGAGTGCATGAGTGAGAAAGAAAAAAAGATAGTTGAGAAGATTAAAAAGGCAATGCCGAACTTATCCGAATTCGATAAAGGCTATTTTCTCGGCAAAGTAGAAAGTCTGGCAGATGAAGCAGAAAAGAAGCCGGACACTCCGGCGAAGAAAACCTAATGGATGCCGGAACCATAACAATTGAATACAGGGAGGTGACAACATGGAACAGGACAAACTTTTGAAAGTAGACAAAACCATTGAAGAATTGTGCGACTTTTTGCAGAAAGAAACAGCACGTGTTGCATCTATTTATGAAAGTCAGGAATTGACCGAAATGACAAAAGCTCTGGCTGAGCTGATGTCTGCCAGAGCAAAGTTTAATTAGTCTTCCTTTTCACTTTTCTGAATTACTAGGCATGGCAGTGTCTGTATAAACAGTATAGGAGAATCCAGAAGAAAATACAACATGCAATGGAAGAGCTAAGAGTTGAAAGGCTATGGAGCTGAAATGTTAAGCACTGAATGTAACTGAGACGGAAATGAACAGCGCGGAAATGAAATGGCTTTGTGTCGCTTAGCACGGATAAGAAAAGTAGCAGATCAGCATGAACAGATACGAAAAGATAATGAATTGAAGAGAGAAGCTCTGAAACGGAGGTGCGTGGAAAGGTGAGGCTTTGCACGGAAAAGGAAAGGAAATGGAATGGCACGGAATGGCGGTGATCGGCTGAGGAAACGAAGCGAAAAGCTTTGAAACGTAACGGAATAGCATGGAATAGACGTGAAACGGAAAGGCGCCGTATTGCGGTGAGGTGAAATGGAAATGAGAAGAATAGCCTTGCAAAGGATTAGCTGTGAGTAGATTTGCATAGAGAAGGAAAAGCCAAGGACTGCTTTGAAAAGGAAACGAAGAGCGGAGAGTAGAAAAGCAATCAAAAAAATAAAATTGAAAAGGAGAAAACAAAAATGGAAGTAATGAAAGTAAAGGTGACATTCACCGAAGAAGTTTTAGGTACAGCGAGTGCGGATAAGGAAGTACACCGTACATACATTGCATCAAAAGCACCAGATGCACCGACAAGAGAAGAAGAGGTAGCAAGCCTTGGAGTTGATGCTGTGGAAGAGAAAGGAATGACTATTTTCCACAAATTCGAGGACGGTAAGCCATTTATATATGACTACCAGATTAAGGGAATGTTTAAGGATGCGTGCGGAATGCTCCGAAAGGTAAAGGGTTCTGCATCATCTAAAATTAAAGCGTACAAAAAAGAGATTGACGGTCTTATTTTTGTGGAAGAGAGAAAGATCCCATTGATCTTTGACGGAGAGACAGGAACGTGCCAGAGACCGCTCAGAGCGAATACGCCACAAGGTGAGAGAATATCCCTTGCGAGTTCTGAAACTGTCCCAGCCGGAACGACAATGGAGTTCACGGTCAAGTGCCTGGTAGATGGTCAGATGGATGTAGTGAGAGAGTGGCTTGATTATGGAAAACTGAGAGGATTTTCACAGTGGCGTAATTCGGGTAAAGGCAGATTTGAGTGGGAAGAAATCTCAGAAACATCCGGCACAGTTGGACGGTCGAAACGTAAGAAAAAAGCTTAAAAATATTTATTTTTCAATGTATTCAAATTACTTGAGTGGTAAACACGAAATTGATGTTAAATTTTACCCCAAATGACAAGCCACTTAGCAAGCCACAGTCCTTGAAAAATAAGGGCAAAACGGTAACTGGTCGCAAGCCAAACGTCACTCAGATAACAATCAATTGACAAGCCAAAATTAAAGAAAATTTCAAAAAATCGAAAATTTTGACAAGCCAGTTGACAAGCAAATGACAAGCTAAAACCCTTGAAAAATAAGGCAAAACTGCTTGTCAAGCAAAAACGGTTAGCAAGCCACACGACAATCCATTAACAATCAATTCGCAAGCCAGTTGACAACAATAGAAGAATATAAAGAAGAATAAGAATAAAAAGAATATAGATATATGTCAGACGCAATCGGTCTGACGATAAAAAGGACATAAAAAGTGCCCCGCTGGTACCGACATACCAGACAGGGCGGTGTACCGCTAAAGAACACTTAGCGAATACAGGTTGATTATAACATATTCTCCTGTAATTCGCAAATCTGAAGAACAGGAGGAAACACACATGACAATGGCAACAGAGATCATCCGCAAGTTGAAAAGAAAAGTAATCTTTTGGCGTTGCTTATGGTTTGTCACATTCATCGCAATGCTGATACTTATGATCGGGTAGGAGGTAGAGAGCATGGAAGACAAGCTTAACTACTACAGGATAGCACTTGTGATAACACTATACGCATTGGCGGTTATGATAGCCGGATGTGTATAAAAAAGAGTGCTGATGGAAAATCCAATCAAGCACTCAGAAAAACATTCAAGAAAATTATAACACATGAAAGGAGATTTGAACATGGGAGAAGAGAAAAAAGATAGCTTACAGAGCGTAGCCGATGCAGTGGCAGATATCGTGAGCGACTACGGAAATGCAGTATACGGATATGCCTACCTGAAAGCGCAACTGGACACACTGAAAAGATATGTCTGCCAAAACATCTATATTGAGCGAGACATGATTTTAAAACTGATGGGGTGGAATGGAGATGGAGAGCATTAAAGGCTATGACCATTGGAAGACCATACCGCCGGAGCCGGAAGAAGAAAAACAGGAATACTGCACATGCTGTGGAAGACCTGTATACAGTTGTGACAGCTTATACACATTTGACGGACAGGCGCTATGCGAAGAATGCGTGAAAGAGATCACAGGAGGGAAAGAAGATGGCAGAGATATGGATGATCTGCAAACCAGACTTGGAATACCGTATCGGGGCATATGCCTATGAAACAGATATGGACAAGGCTTATGTGCATAAGATTGCCGACAAGGTAGCAGAAAAAAATAAGTGCAAAACAATCGTGAAAGTACTTTAGGAGGTGAACGAGATGCAGAAATTGGAATTGACAATAAATCAGACGATGGGGGTTATAACCGGAAACTTTGAGGACATTAAGAAATCTCTTGAAACAGAGATGGCAGTGTATGAGACAAAGCAGTTTGCAGAAGAGGAAAAACAGAAAGCCAAAGGAGATTTGGCAGACCTTAGAAAGCTGAAAAAGGAAGTGAACGACCGTAAGGTTGAAGTGAAGAAAGAGTACATGAAGCCTTACGAAGTGTTTTAGGGCAAGGTGAAAGAGCTGATCGGAGTGATTGATAAACCTATTGCACTGATTGACGGACAGGTGAAAGAGTTTGAAGCGAAGCGTGTGGAAGAGAAAAAAGCAGAAATCCAGAACCTGTACAACAAACTGGTGGAAGAAGAACTGCATGATTACATCCCACTGGAAAAAATCTACGGTGAGAAGTGGACAAATGCATCCACCACAATGAAATCTATCCGTGAAGAGATAAACTTAAAGGTTATGCAGACCAGACAGGATATTGCAACCATTAAGGCTATGAAGTCCGAAAAAGAGGAACAGGCGTTGAACCTGTACATGGAGAACAACAACCTTGCTCTTGCTATCCAGATGATTAACCGCTACGAACAGGAAAAAGCGGAAATCTTACGGAGAAAAGAGAAAGAGGAACAGGAAAGACGTGATCGTGAACTCGAAAGAGAACGTGAGCGTGTAAGAGAAGAAGAGCGTGCCAGAATCCGTGAAGAGGAAAGACTTAAGGCAGAAGCGGAACAGAAAGCAATTGACCAGATCAAGGCGGTGGACGAGGTGAAAGCAGCGGAACTTACCACGGAAGATTCGAAGACAGTAGTATTTACGGTTAAGGCTACGGATGCCGAACTGGAAGAAATTGAGATGGCATTAACTTCTCTCGGCGTTTACTTTGAAAGGAAAGATGTGTAATGGCAGAAGAGAAGAAAGAACAGGACAAGCGAGAACTCGACATCGAAGAAAAGCTTTCAGAAATCCAAACAAAAATGAATGTCCCGAAAGACAAATATAATGATTTTGGAAATTACGCTTACAGAAGCGCAGAAAGCATCTTGGAAGAGTTCAAAAAATATAGCAGAGAGTACAACGTGTTGTTGACCATACATGACGAGATAACGGAGATAGCCGGAAGAGTGTATGTAAAAGCTGTTGCGGTATTTACAGATTGCAAAACAGGTAAAAGAATCTCTGTTCCTGGATATGCAAGGGAGCCAGAGACAAAACCAAAGATGGATGAATCGCAAGTGACGGGATCAGCATCAAGCTACGCCAGAAAGTACGCCATGAACGCATTATTTCTTCTGGATGATGTAAAGGATCCTGACACGAACGAATACGCACAGCAGACGGGAGCCGATAAAAAGAGTGGTGGAAAGAAAGAGCAGAAAGCCAATGACGGAAAGATTACACAAGGGCAGATAAAAGAACTTCGGAAGATATTTGAAAAAAACAAAATTGATGAAGTAAAGGCTATAGCCGGATACAGTGCACAGAAGATTGAAGAACTGACACAACAACAGTACGGATGGTTCCGGGATAATCAAGAAGATGCCAGAAAGATGTTTGGTGTGTAAATGGACTATACAGGGACTTTTGATGGGTTAGCGGTGGATTTTGCCACCAATAAGCAAAAAGCCAGTCTGACGCTAAATGAAGACGCTAGGCAGGCATTTGAGAACCTTAGGGGTAAGCAGATTGCAATAACGATTAAGGCATACAAGAAAAAAAGAAGTCTCGATGCAAACTCTTACTTTCATGTACTGGTTGGAAAGATTGCAGATGCGACCGGGAACAGCAAGGTGTACATAAAGAATAAGCTAATAGCGGAATACGGACAGTACGAAACCATTAACGGTGCATTAGTCCCGCTCCCATTGGACGATGATATAGACGCATACAATGTGGAATTTGTTCATCTGCAACCTACATCTAAGACAACCGCTAATAAGAAAGGAAAAGTATTCCGTGTGAATCTGGTAATGCGAGGTTCACATACTTACGATACCGATGAAATGTCAAAGCTGATTGACGGGACTGTGTACGAAGCAAAAGAACTTGGCATAGAGACTATGACACCGAACCAAATCAGCGAAATGAAAGAAAGATGGGGTATGAAGATTGGCGAAAAGACTTAAGAGTGTATTCACTGACGATATGGAACACTGCTACTTTACAGGAAGCCCAAACTGCCACAGACACCACATTTTCTATGGTCCGTACAGAAAAAAATCGGAAGAATACGGATTTGTGATTCCGTTAGCACCACATTTACATGAATTTACGCCCGAGAGCGTACACGGGAACCCAAACAGTGGGTTGGACTTAGAACTTAAGCAAATGGCACAGAGATATTTTGAAGAACACTACGGAACAAGAGAAGAGTTCATACAGGTGTTCGGGAAGAACAGGTTGTAACTAATTAACATAGATTCATGTGGCATAGGAACTATTAACAGGTTCTAACGCATATCATCTCACCCATTCGATATGCACAGCACAAGATATTGTATCACGGCCGGAGAAGCCACACTCCGGCAGAAAGGAGAAAAGGTTGGGAAAGAATAGAGAGACGGCAGAAAGCTATTTTATCCGAATACCGGATGGACATAGAAACGCAATACAACGTCCGTACGACATGAATGTTGATAGAATCTTTCGAAGAATGATAGAGCATGCGAATAACAATGGTGACTGTATTGTGAATATTGGAGATGGTGTATTCAGACCGATTCCGGGTGATCCGGTAGATGAAAAAGCATTCCATGAATACATTGGGAAAGAATTACATAGAGCCAGAGCAATCCAGTATAAACGGCTCTGCATGAAGCAGACGTTTGAGAGTTGGAAAAAGATAGGTAGGGATTACAATGCATTACATTTTGATGGTGAAAGGCAAGTTGAACAACATGAATGATTATATCCGGGCACTGAATACCAACAGGTATAAAGGAGCGGATATGAAGAAAGATAATGAATCCCGTGTGATACAAGCCATATATGAGCAATTTGGAAGATTGCGAATAACAAGAAAGGTACGGATGCATTACCGATGGTATGAGCCGGACAAGAGACGGGATTTGGATAATGTGAGTGCATTTGGGCGAAAGTGTATCCAAGATGCATTAGTAGATACCAAAGTCTTGCAGGACGATGGATGGAAAAACATAGTGGGATTCACGGATGAATTCTATGTTGATAAGAAAAATCCGAGAATTGAGGTGGATATTGAAGAGGTGTGAGCGATTACATAAAACTTAGCAGAAAAATACTGGACTGGGACTGGTATACAGACGTAAATACATGCCATCTGTTCTTGCACATGCTATTAAAAGCGAATTGGAAAGACGCAAGCTATCGTGGCGAAGAGATAAAAAAAGGATCATTTGTTGCATCGATAGACAAATTGGCAAAAGGAACAGGAATGAGCGAAAGCAAGGTAAAGACAGCATTAAAGCACCTGGAAAAGACGGGAGAAATCACATGCAAAAGTACCAACCGATATACCGTATACACGGTGAATAACTACGCAAGATACCAGACCGAACAGAAGAATGAAAAAAAAGATAAGCCGACCAGACAGGAAGAAAAGCCGGAGAAAGACAATGGATCCGTTAAAACTGTCATAAAAGCCTGGAACGATTTAGAAAGCTACGGGATAAAACCTGTAAAGAAGATAGAAAAGACTTCCAAGAGATACCAGAATTTGCAAGCGAGGTTAGAAAGCAACGGATTGGAAGAAGTGCTACAGGCTGTGGATAACGTGAAGAAAAGCAAGTACTTACAAGGAAAAGTGAAAAACTGGAAGATAACATTCGACTGGTTTGTGTTACCGAACAACTTCACAAAAGTTTTTGAGGGACAATACGAAGACAGCGGACAGGAGAAAAAAGGATTCAATAATTTCGATGGCCGGAACTATGACATGAATGATTTGGAGAGAAAGCTTATCACATAGGAGGAAGAAATATGGCAAAACCGGATGGATGCACTTATCCAAACTGTTTTATCTGTCCTTTGGCAGACTGTAGTTGGGCGAGTGCTAAAGCTGAATTACCAGGAGAAACAAAGAAAAAGCGGAGAATAGTAAGACGTAGCAAAAAGAATGATGTTCGGAGGTGACTTCGTGACAAGACAGGAACAGGCTATTGAGGATTATAAACGGAAACCACATTATGCGGATCCTTTTGAATACTTAAAGCAGAAGAAACAGGAGGAAAGTAAAAATGAGCAAAAGCAATATATTGGAATTAGCTAAGAAATTAGTAGCAGCTATCGAGAAAGAAGACCAGAAAAACAAAGTGATGCTGAAAGATATCCCGGTTGGTGGAAAGTTTGATACAGGTATCGGAAGATTCATTGTACTGGAACAGAAAGAAAATTACACTGCAGTTATTACAGAAGACTTATATCGTGAAGATGTGAAATTTGATGATGATTGTACGGATTACAAGAAATCGCCATTAAGAGAACTGTGCGAGGGCGAAATTCTCAATGAATTTGTCGCTGAGTTCGGAGAAGACAATATCTGTGAAAATGAAGCAGGATTAGTAACAGTTGATGGACAGGAAGTATTTGGAAAACTCTTGACCAAAGTAAGACCTCTGACATTTGACGAAGCACGTGAATACAATGATCTGCTTGTAAATAAAGACCTACCGGATTGGTACTGGACTTGCACACCTTGGAGTACGAAAGAAAGAGGATGGAAGTATTCAGTAGCGGTTGTTTCGCCGTCCGGTTACATCTACTACTATTACTACTACGACGGTAACGGCGTTCGCCCATTTTGTATCTTAAAATCTAATATCTTTGTATCCAAAGTTGAGGAGGAGTAAAACATGATGACGTTAAAAGAATTCGGAGAAAACCTTAAAAATCTTAATGAAGTTTTTGAACAGTTAAGAAAAAAATACCAGAAGCCGGGAATCGGAAAGACAATTGAGGTTGCCGGTATTAAGTGGCTGGTGTTGGACAAGCTTGAAAAAGGATATTTTGCAATTTCGGAAGATTTTTACGGAAGAGACAGAGGGTTTGATGATAATAGCAACGATTGGAAATCCAGTGATTTGAGAAATGAGTTAAACACTGATCTCCGCAAAAAGATTGAAAGCGAATTAGGGACAGATTCACTGGTCGAGTTTGAACGCAATTTACTTTCGTTAGATGGTCAGACGGAATATGGAACTTGTAGAGATTATGTTTCACTTATTTCCGTGGATGAATACCGGAAGTATAGAAAACTTTTGCCAAATACAAATAAATGGTGGTGGACACTTACACCAGACAGCACGGCTTGTAATGATGATGACACCTTTGTTCGGGTTGTTTCGACGTCCGGTGGCGTCGACTACAATGACTGCCACGGCAGTGACGGCGTTCGCCCGGTTTGTATCTTTTCCTCTTCAATCTTTGAATCTTGTGAGGAAGATGATGATTAATGGCAGAGAATGATCTGAAAGTAATTCAAAAGGCGAAGGAACTGGCCACACATACATTGAAAGTGACCAGCAATGCCAACCGATATCCAAAAAAATATAGATTTTCACTTGTTGATAAAATGCAGAATAAGTCAATGGAAATCTATGAAATGCTCTTTGAAGCGAATAGAACGGATATCAAGAATTATAAAAGAGATCGACTTGAAATGCAGACAAAAGCAATTACATATTGTGATGAATTACTTTTCTACATAGAAATGTCGCATGATCTTGAAATTATCAACATAGATAGCGTAGAGCATTGGTCGAAAATGGTATCTGATGTAAAACATATGGCTATTGCATGGAGAACTAAAGACCGGCAAAGATAAATGCATTTTAGGTCGTTTCCGTTAAGCGGTTGTTTCGCCGTCCGGTGACGTCGGCGGCGATGGCTGCGGCAGCGGTTGCGGCGTTCGCCCATTCTGTATTACAGGGAGTCAGAGTAGGCATCAAGCCGAAATCGGGAAAGATACAAAAAGGAAACGGACCTTCCTCTTAGAGGTAAATATAAAGGAGTACCAATGGATAAAGAAATTGTCACGGATTATGGGGATCTGTACCGGGCTTATAAGAAAGCGAAGTCGGGTAAGAAATTTAATAGCAGCACTGCAAGATTTTCTAATGTGGCTTTAGATGGGATTAATATTCTGAAAGAGCAGTTAGAGAATCAGACATATACAGTTGCTCCGTATAACCGGTTCGAAATATATGAGCCGAAACAAAGAGTAATTGAATCGTGTTCGTTTAAAGACAAGGTAGTGCAACACATACTCTGTGACAACATTCTGCATCCAAAATTGAAGAATGTATTTATAAAATACAATTCTGCCGGACAAATAGGAAAAGGGACACTGTATGCATTAGATGGATTAAGGGACCACATGGAATCATTCTATCAGAGACATGGCGTAGACGGATGGATATTGAAATGCGATATAAGACATTTCTTTTACGAAATTGACCACGAAACACTGAAAGATATCGTAGATTATTTCTTCCCAGAACCATACACAATATGGCTGAATCATACACTGATTGATAGTAGCAAGAATCCAGGTTTACCACTTGGCAATCAAGCCGGACAGGTATATGCACTGCTTATGGTCCAT